TACAACGAAGGCTCAATGCTTGTAGCTCCTGAAATGGGCTTAGAAGACGATATGCCTGTAGACACTTACGATAACATCCCAGAAGATGAGAAAGAAGCGGCAGAGGCTTCACAGCTTCCAGATGATGAAATGGAAGAAGATTACACAGACTATGTACTAGAGCAGTCTCTAGACGTAGAAGAACAAGAATACTTAATGGGCGTTCTAGAAAATGACGAACGTCTAAGCGGCATCTTTGATAAAGTTATGGATGTTGCAGGAGAATTTTCCGGCGAAGGCGAAGTAGAAGGTCTTGGCACAGGAGTATCAGATTCGATTCCCGCAAGGTTATCGGACGGTGAATTTGTTTTCACCAAGAAGGCCACCGATCAATTAGGTGCAGATCAGCTACAAACTATGATGGACGAAGCTGAGAAAGCCTATGATGGTGGTTTAATGAAGAAAGCATTTGGCGGCATGGTAGATGATTCAGTCGATGAAAGTCGAATGGGCATGTATTCAGACGAAGAAGAAGAAATCAAAAAACAAATGATTGACGCTAATCGTATGCCAAGTGTAAGATAGCGATAAGGCCACTCTATTTATAGACCCCTTATCATTTTTAAAACCTAGAGGCCACCTTGAAGTATCAAGACCCTGTACTGTAAACGCGAACAGCACAGCCACCTTGAAAGACTGACAAGCCCCAAAAGGAGTGTGATTATTATGTCCAATGCAATTGAACAACTTGAAGAACCAACTGCGAATCCGTATAACTCTAAAAAGGAATGGCACACACCAGATGCCCCCAATAGAGGTAAAGCAGATACGCTTTTCTTTGAAGAAAACTCACAGGCTACCCGCGAAGAAGCGGCCCCTGAACCAGAAGAGAAAGAAACCAAAGGAAGAACAAATTATAAAAAGCGATACGATGACCTAAAGAAACACTATGATCAGAAGATAGCTTCTTTTAAGCAAAAGGAATTAGAACTTACAGCGATGGCACAAGAGACGCAACCTGCGTATGCCCCGCCTAAGTCAACTGAAGACCTTGAAAACTTTAGAGAGCAATATCCTGATCTATATGAAACTGTAGAAACTGTTGCACACTTACAAAGTGAACAACAACTAGAAGCTTTAAAAACTAAGATGTCTGTTATCGAAGAACGAGAAGCCGCCATCCAACGTAAAGAAGCCGAAGCTACACTACGTTCGCGCCATCCTGATTTTGAGGATATACGCGGAGACGAAAAGTTTCATGATTGGGCTAAAGAACAACCTGAAGCAATTCAAGGTTGGATTTATGAAAACCCAAATAATGTTTCATTAGCAGTTAAAGCTATTGATCTTTATAAAATGGAAAATGGTATCAAGATTGTAAAAGAGCAAAAGACAAAGAAATCACAAGCCCCCAAATCTTCAGCGGCAGATATGGTGTCCACACGGACAACACAAATAGATGCTAAAGAACCAAAGATTTGGTCACAACGGGAAATTGCTAAACTGTCTATGGCTCAATTCGACAAATATGAAAGTGAAATTGATCAAGCCATAATGGAAGGCAGAATAGTAGATTAAATTAAATTGTCTTTTTTAGGAGTAACATAACATGGCTTATAACCAATCAGACCAATTATTTGAGCAAAGCACAGATACCAACGGTAACTTTGCTAACTCAGTATCGGGTCAAACTAACAGCTTCTTCATGCCCTCAATCTTTTCTAAGAAGGTTCTTAACTTCTTCCGAAAAGCATCGGTAGCTGAAGCAATTACCAACACTGACTATGCAGGCGAAATCTCAGGTTTCGGTGATTCTGTAAAGATCATCAAAGAGCCAGAGATCACTGTTTATCAGTATGAGCGTGGCGCTGACGTAACTCAGACTAAGTTGACTGACGTTGAAACTTCTTTGATCGTAGATGTGGCTAACGCATTTAAATTCAAAGTTGATGATATTGAAACAGCTATGTCTCACGTAAACTTTAAAGAAGTTGCATCTTCATCTGCCGCTTACGCATTGCGTGACGCATTTGATGCAGGTGTAATTGCTAAGATTATTGCAGGCGTTTCAGCCGCAAGCCCTAACCACATCCTTGGTAGCGACAACGCTACTGACCTAGCCGCAGGAACTTTTGACGGCACTGGTAACTTGGACATTGGTTCTGGTTCTAGCGAACATGATCCTCTTGATGTGATGGCTCACATGGCGCGTCTTCTTGACGAGCAGAACATCCCAGAAGAAGGTCGTTGGTTCTTAGCTCCACCTAGTTTCTATGAGCAACTTTCTCAAGCAAGCTCTAAGTTGATGTCTGTTGACTTCAACGCCGGACAAGGTTCTATCCGCAATGGATTGGTATCTTCTGGCAAGCTACGTGGATTTGACATGTACAAGTCTAACAACATTGCCGCTACAAGCAATGCCGCAGGACAGCTAGTATGTGGACACATTAGCTCCACTGCAACTGCACAGACCATCACAAGCACTGAAGTCCTACGTGACCCAGATAGCTTTGGTGACATCTGCCGTGGTTTGCATGTATATGGCGCTAAAGTTTTACGCCCAGAAGCATTAGTATCTGCTTTCTACGGTATCGACTAAGTAAGTAATTAGAGACGAGGGGTGTAAAAGCCCCTCTGATCTTTGAGAGGACAATATGCCAATAGTAGGAAGTAACGAAAAGCCTGTTATGATTAAAGGCAAGAAAAGAGGAAAGATACTAGGAGATACCGGAAGTTGGTATAAGCCTGAGAACAAAAAGAAATTTGACGATAACTGGGATGCAATTTTTAATAAGCCCAATACTAAAACAGAAACAAAGGCGCAATAATATATGTCATCAACTTATCTTGATTTAACTAACGAATTGTTACGAGAGCTTAATGAAGTTACGTTGACAACCGCTACCTTTGCAACCGCTGTCGGCGTACAGCAACATGTCAAAGATTCACTTAACCGCGCATACTTTGACATCATTAATGAAGAGCCTCAATGGCCCTACTTGGCTGTTGCAGAAAGCGGTGATACAGACCCGATGTACGGAAACGTATATGTCGAAACAACCGCAGGCACACGCTTCTACGAATTAAAACCTGCTAGTTCTAGTATTACTACGGACTACGGATCAATAGATTGGGATAACTTTTACATTACAACTGTTGGTGTAAGCGGAGAAACAGCCCCTTATGTTTCGCGCAACCTAAGCTTTATGACTACAGAGGCTTGGAAGGACTTTCGCAGAACTGCTGAAAACGCAGACGATGCAGATACACAGCAGTACGGTCAGCCTAGTAATGTTATCCGAAGCCCAGACTCACGGAAGTTTGGACTTAGCCCTATCCCCGATAAAGTATATCGCGTTTGGTTTTATGCTTGGAGCCTACCGACAAAACTTACAGCTTCTACAGACTCTGTAGTCTTTCCTGAAATGTATACTTCTGTACTTTTAGCTAAGGCTCGATACTATATCTGGCAGTTTAAAGACAACCCTCAAGCGGCGGCATTTGCACTTGAAGACTATAAAAAAGGATTACGCAGTATGCGCTCTAACCTTTTAGAGCCTACGCCCACATACATTAAAGACGACCGAATGAGATTCGTATAATATGGCCGCTTCACAACCTTTTGGTATTTCATGTAAGGGCGGGTTAAATACAAACCTAAACCAACTTGAAATGTTGTCTCAGCCCGGATTAGCTACAAAGCTTACAAACTTTGAAGTCGATCCTGATGGCGGTTACAGGCGTATAAATGGCTACACAGCCTTTGGCGATACTAGGCCAAACAGCGCCAACAAAATACTAGGGATGGCTGTATACGCAGACGGCATTATTGTTTGTTCAGGAGACGGAATCTTTTTTAGCCAAGACGGAGAAACTACTTGGCTACAAATTAACAGAGCAAGTGTTCATAGTAGTGGTGATAACCATACAACTTTCACTGGCCGTAGCATGGATGCAAGAACTGGTCAACTACAATGCACCTTTGCAATCTTTGAAGGAAACACAGACTACGGCGAAATAGTAATAACAGATGGAGTCAATAAGCCTTTTATATTTAGCATGACAGGTACAGGCGGCTTAACTACTCGTACATTTTTTGCAAAAGAAATAACTGTAAATAGCACTGTAGCCCCTTCAGTCTGTGCAGTACATGACCACCACTTAGTTGTTGCAGGCGCTTCAGCGGCTAAAAACACTATATATTATAGCCACAACTTTGAGCCTGATAACTTCACAGGCACAGGCGCAGGAAACATATCACTTAGCGATCAAGTAATTGGCCTTAAAAGCTTCCGTGATGACTTGATTATATTTTGCAGGAACAGCATACACAAGCTTGTAAACATTAATGATTCTAGTAATATTGCTGTTGTTCCTATTACACAGAACGTAGGTTGCTTGAGTTCACACAGCATACAAGAGATTGGCGGTGACTTAGTGTTTCTTAGCCCAGACGGCATACGATCTGTTGCGGGTACATCGCGTATTGGTGACGTTGAGTTAGGATCAGTGAGCCGACAAATACAAAGTATTATTTCTAATATTGCTTTGTCTGTTAACTCTTTTACAATTACAAGCGCAGTACTAAGAAGCAAGTCGCAGTATCGTTTGTTTTATAGTTCTGACAATCAAAGTTCAGTATCATCAAAAGGCATCATAGGTACACTGACACCTAACGGCTTTGAGTGGTCAGAAACACTAGGAATACAGGCAGTAGGATTTACAACAGGCTTTGATAATAATGGCGTAGAACAAGAGTATCATGGCGACAACGCAGGCTACGTATACAACCATGACATAGGCAATACCTTTACAGCCTCTGGAAGTGCATTTGATATTAATGCAATTTATCAAACGCCAAACTATGACTTTGGTGACATAGGAACTAGAAAGACTTTACATTATGCAAAGATTTCTATTACGCCCGAAGGCGAAGTACAACCAAGTTTAAGAGTCCGTTACGACTATGAGGATACGGACATACCACAACCCGCAGATTATGTTTTAGATTCTGTTCCGCTTCCTGCTCTTTTTGGCACAGCGATATTTGCAACAGCAATCTTTGGAGCAAGTAACGATCCTATGCTACGTCAAGCTATACAGGGCAGTGGATCAGTATGTAACTTCAGAATAAGTAGTTCTGATCAAAACGCACCATACGCAATCAACGGCCTTTATATAAATTACGTCCCATCAGGTAGGAGATAACCAAATGGCAGGAACAAGTTACACTAGACAAAGTACGCTTACCGATGGCGATACGATTACAGCGTCACTCTTTAATGCAGAATACAACCAATTAGTCACTGCGTTTTCATACGCGGCTTCTGGTACTACAGGACACCAACACGATGGCGGCGCAGGAGAAGGCGGCAACATTGAGATTATTGGCGACCAAGACTTCAATAATAAAATAGTTGTTGATAGCTCTAATAACCGTTGGAGTGTTTATGTAGAAGTAGGTGGCAGTGCCGTAGAACAAGTACGCATTGAAGATGGTGTAGTATATCCTGTTACTGATAGCGATGTAGATTTGGGTACAAATGCTTTACGCTTTAAAGACGCATACATTGATAGCCTTACAGCTACAGGCAACCTTACAATTGGTGGAAACATAGATGTCGATGGCATTGTAGAATTTGACGGTCTATCAGGCACAGGCTCAGTTACAGTTACAGACATTTTAGATCAAGATGATATGTCAGGCAATAGTGCTACAGCCCTTGCAACTCAACAAAGCATTAAAGCTTATGTAGATGCACAGCAAGATACTGTTGACACATTCGGCGAAGTCTTAGCACTCAGCAACACTACTGCGGGTACAGACATTTCTGTATCGACTGACGATAAAGTTCAGTTCCGTGATACCGCAATTTATATAAACTCTAGTGCTGACGGACAACTAGATATTGTTGCAGACACTGAGATTCAAATAGCCGCTACAACTGTAGATATTAATGGTGCAATCAATGCAAGCGGCGAAATCATTGCCGCAAGCTTAGACATCTCTGGAAACATTGATGTTGATGGTGTTACTAACCTTGACGTTGTTGACATTGATGGCGCAGTGGACATGGCTACAACGCTTGCAGTAGCAGGTAATGTAGACTTTAATGGCGACC